TTCGTTGCAAACGGTGCAGGCGTTGCCGGTATGTCTACTGCTCTTGCAGAAGCATTAGGTGACTCTTCTAACACCTTCCAAGAAATGGCATTCTCTATTGAGAAAGTTACTGTTACTGCAAAGACCCGTGCTTTGAAGGCAGAATACTCAATCGAACTTGCTCAAGACTTGAAAGCAGTTCATGGTCTAGATGCAGAAACAGAATTAGCAAACATCTTGTCTGCTGAAATTCTTGCTGAAATCAACCGTGAAGTTGTTCGTACAATCTACTCTGTTGCTAAGACTGGTGCTCAAGTAGGTACAACTACTGCTGGTACATTCGACTTAGATACAGATTCTAACGGTCGTTGGATGGTAGAAAAAGTTAAAGGTTTGGCATTCCAAATCGAAAGAGAAGCCAATACGATTGCTAAAACAACTCGTAGAGGTAAAGGTAACATCATCATCGTTTCTTCAGATGTTGCATCTGCATTTGCGATGGCTGGTTTGTTAGACTATAACTCTGCTTTGCAATCACAAGTTAACTTAACAGTTGACGATACTGGCAATACATTTGCTGGTACAATGTTTGGTCGTATCAAAGTGTACATTGACCCATATGCAACAGTTAACCAAACTTCCGAGTTTGCAGTTGTTGGTTATAAGGGTTCTAACGCTTATGACGCTGGTATTTTCTACTGCCCATATGTTCCTTTACAAATGGTTCGTGCAGTTGATACTGGTACATTCCAACCAAAAATTGGTTTCAAGACTCGTTACGGCATTGTTGCAAACCCATTCGCAGAAGGCACATCAAAAGGTGCTGGTGCATTGAACGGTCTTGCTAACAACTACTATAGAGCTTTCAAAATCGCAAATATTATGTGATAATGAACCACCGATAAGAGTGGTATTTAAAAGAGACCTCCCAAAAAGAGGTCTCTTTTTTTTGGCGTATAAATAAGCATATGACAGCTACTAATAGAAACCCAAATAATCCAAACTTTCTACAACCGAATAAGTTTATCATAAACTTTGCTCGGGCGCCTAGCATACAATACTTTTGCCAGTCAGTAAGTGTTCCTGGTATTTCATTGTCTGAAGTTCCACAGAATACACCGTTTGTTGATGTATATGTTCCAGGTGAAAAAGCAATTTATGACTTACTTAATATTACCTTTTTAATTGATGAAGAATTAAAAGGTTGGATGGAAATACACGATTGGATTCGTGCAATGACCTTCCCTAAAGATTTCTCTGAGTATGTAAATCTTGGTAACTTGAGCAGACAAGCATCTGCAACTTTAGCATCAACAAGAAAACCACAATACTCTGATGCGGCAATTACAATATTGTCTTCTTCTAATACACCATACTATAGATACAAATTATATGATTGTTTCCCAACAACATTATCTACCTACATTATGGGTGCAAATGATTCACCAGATACCGCAATGAGTGCCGATGCCACATTTAGGTACAGTTACTACGATATAGAAAAATTATTTTAAAAAGAGCTTGACATTATTGCTCTTTTAGTGTAGCCTCTAAGTTTAAAGGAGGCATTTTACCATGAAACAACTTGATGATTTACTTGAGATGTGGCGTGCCGATTCTGAGATAGACAGAACAGAACCAGGCAAAGAGCTAATCAACATTCCAAAACTACACAGCAAATACTTGAATATACTTTCAAGGCATCGGCTATTGTCTAAAGAATCTGAGTTCAAGTATAACAAAATGAAGAGACTGAAATGGGAATATTATACAGGTAAATTGGATGATGACCAATTAAAACAATACAATTGGGAACCATTCCCATATGTGTTGAAATCCGAACTCACTACATACTTAGAGAGTGATGATGATATCAATAAACATCTAGCAAATAAATTGATGCATGATGAGATTGTTGATGTGTGTCAGAGTATATTAAAAGAATTGAATTCACGGACATTTCAACTTCGTGATTTTATAGCATGGGAAAGATTCATACAAGGTGTCTGATTTAATTTTACATAAAAAGAATGAAGCATATATCCAATTTGAGTGTGATAGAGGTATCGCACAAGAGTTGTCGGATTACTTCACCTTTTATGTTCCAGGTCATCAATTCACACCCGCATTTAAATCCAGAGTTTGGGATGGTAAAATTAGGTTAGCAGACCTAAGAAACTTTACCATCTATCATGGACTTGTTCCTTACATTGAAATCTTTTGTAAAGAAAGAGATTATACATTAGAGATTGATTCTGATGTATCAGTCACACAAAACTTTTCATTGGTTGAAGCAAAAGAATTTGTTGATACACTTAAAACTCCACATGAGATTAGAGACTATCAATTAAAATCTTTTGTTCAGGCAATTAGAAATAAAAGAATGTTGTTGTTATCACCAACGGCATCAGGCAAATCTTTCATACTGTATTGTATCATTCGCTATTTGCAAATAGAGAATAGTAGGGGTTTGTTAATTGTACCTACAACTTCATTAGTCGAACAAATGTATAAAGACTTTGAAGATTATGGTTACGATTCAGAACAATACTGTCATCGTCAATATTCTGGTAAAGAAAAACATACAAACAAGTTTCTTACCATTACAACTTGGCAATCAATCTATAAAAACCCTGGTGAATACTTTGAACAATTTGATTTTGTTCTTGGTGATGAGGCACATCAATTCAAAGCAAAATCACTCACTACTATTCTTTCAGGTTGCGTAAATGCTAAGTATAGAATAGGAACAACTGGTACTTTAGATGGTACACAAACACACAAACTTGTATTAGAAGGTTTGTTTGGTCCAGTTTACAAAGCAACATCTACTGCCGATTTGATTGATAAAGGTCAACTCGCATCATTTAAAATTAAATGTCTTATACTCAAACATCCAGAGAGTGTGTGTAAGACAGCAAGGTCTTGGGACTATAATCAAGAACTAGAATACATAGTTATGAATAAAGCGAGAAATGATTTTATTAGAAATCTTGCTTTATCATTGAATGGTAACACTCTCATTTTATTTCAATTTGTGGAGAAACATGGTAAAGGTTTATATGCAAACATTAAAGAACATGCTAAGAATAGACATGTATTTTTTGTTTTTGGTGGTACAGATGTTGAGATTAGGGAATCAGTTAGGGCAATTACTGAGAAAGAAAGAGATGCTATCATTGTTGCTTCATATGGTACTTTCTCTACTGGCGTTAATATCCGCAACTTACATAATATTATATTTGCCTCCCCAAGCAAGTCCAGAATTCGCAATCTTCAATCTATTGGCAGAGGATTAAGAATTGGTGATAACAAAGATGAGGCAGTTCTGTTTGATATATCAGATGACTTTAGAATAGGTAAATATACCAATTACACCTTGAAACATTTTGTGGATCGTGTTAAAATATATGATGACGAAAAATTTAACTACAAATTCTATAATATCGAACTCAAAGATGAATAATCTATTCGAAGGTGTCCGTATAGTCCGTTTACAAAGCGGAGAGGATATTATTGCTGGTTACTCTGGCAATACAAATACTAATGTTGTTGTGTTGGATAATCCAATGCATCTTATCTTTAAACGAACATCTCAAGGTACTGTTATGATGATGTTACCTTGGTTGCCTATTGAATTGATTAAAGATAATATAGCAACTCTTCTTTCAGGTGATATACTTACTATCGTTGAACCTAAGGAAGATTTAAAAGAATACTATCATAATGTTATCAATCACACACAAATGAAAATGTTGAAAGATAATACACTTTCTCAAAATCTAAGAGAAGCTTCTGATGAACAGGATGATGAGTATGAAGAAGAGGATGAAGATCCTGAAGGTGAACTCACTAAAGAAGATGTTGCAGAGATTATCAGTAGGAAGAAATCTAATCGTCTACACTAGCAGCTAATATCATTATCAAACAGGACACCGCCACTATATCACTTGTCAAGGACAAAAAGAGGTAAATATGAATGAATATGTGAAAACATTCCAAAAACAGAAATATACATTAGTTAAGAATTTTATTCCAAAAGATACAGCAGACTACTTGTTTAACTATCTTAGATTGACTACTCATATAGCAGTTGCAACAGGACAAGCAAAACCAGACCCACAAGTACCAATGGGTTTTCATGCTAAACATGGTGACATGGCAATGGAGACATTGATGAAGATGATGAGACCTAAAATGGAAGAAGTCACAGGTTTGGAATTGTGGCCTACTTACACTTATACTAGATTGTATAAACCAGGCGATTCTTTGGCAAAACATAAAGATAGACCTTCTTGTGAGATATCAATTACTTTAAAACTATCTGACACTGGCGGGTACAATTGGCCAATATGGATGGTAGATACGCCATATTCGCTTGACATTGGTGATGCAGTAGTGTATCGTGGCTGTGAGTTAGAACATTGGCGTGATGTGTGTGAAGGTCCAACGGATTACAGAATGGGACAAGTATTCATGCATTATGTTGATAAGAATGGTCCGTATGCTGACCACAAATATGATAAACGGCAATGGATTGCTAAATTCTACGAAAGTGAAGTATAATAAAATGACTGAAAAAAAACCGAAACATTATGTAAACAATACCGATTTCTTAAATGCTCTGATTGAGTATAGAGAAAAATGTGATATTGCCAAGAAAGATGGTAAAGAAGATCCACAAATTCCAAATTATATCGGAGAATGTTTCTTAAAAATTGCAGAACATCTTTCAAGGAAACCTAACTTCATATCATATTCTTTCCGAGATGAAATGATTGCCGATGGTATTGAAAATTGCCTAATGTATTTCAGAAACTTTGATCCACTCAAGTCAAAGAATCCATTTGCCTATTTTACTCAAATTATTTACTATGCTTTCCTTCGCCGTATTATGAAAGAGAAAAAACAACTCTATGTCAAATACAAGGCAACAGAACAATTTGGTATATTGGATGAAAATGAAATGTTTGAAGATTCAGATGGTAACATGAAACAGTTCCAATTGTATGATAACATCTCCGAGTTCATTCATACCTTTGAAGAGGCTAAGAAAAAGAAAAAAGAAGGCAAGACCAAAGGTGTTGAAAAGTTCTTAGAAGAATTACCTTGAAATGCTTGACAATACTATTGATATAAGTTATACTGATAGACTATGAAAATCGCTTTGATTAATGATACTCACTTCGGTGCAAGAGGTGATAGTGCCACATTTAATGACTTCTTTTTTAAGTTTTGGGAAGGCACATTCTTTCCGTATTTAAAAGAACACGACATTAAAACACTCATTCATTTAGGTGATGTTGTTGACCGCAGAAAGTTTATCAATCATAATATTGCATCTGATTTCCAAAATCGATTTATGAAACGATTGTGGGCAGAAGGTATTGATACCCATATTATGATTGGTAATCACGACACCTATTATAAGAACACAAACAAAGTAAATGCAATTCATAATCTTTGTTCAACTTATGACGGTGTACATGAACCATTCATCTACACGGATCCAAAAATAGTTACATTTGATGGTGTTGATATTCTATTGATGCCTTGGATATGTGAAGATAATTATGAACAGTCAATGGAGTTTTTGAAGACTGCACCTGTTGAAGTTGTATTTGGTCACTTTGAGATTGCAGGTTTTGAAATGGACAGAGGCAATATCTGCCATGAAGGTCTTGATAAAAAGATATTTGATAGATTTGATGTAGTCTTATCTGGACACTTTCATCACAAGTCAACTAGTGGCAACATCACATATCTTGGCAATCAATATGAAATGACTTGGGCAGACTACAATGATCCAAGAGGATTTCATGTGTTTGATACTGAGACAAGACAAATAGAATTCATACAAAATCCAAATAAGATGTTTCACAAAATCACCTATGATGATGGTAGTAATGATTTTGAAGCATGGAAAAAATACAATTACAATTCATTGAAAGATGCATTTGTAAAAGTGATTGTAGTTAATAAACAGAATCCGTTTTTGTTCGATAGTGTATTAGATAACATTTAT